CTGTAATACCACTTTCAGTATTACTTGTTACCATACCTCCTACAGTGTCACTAATTGTTTCTGCTAAAGTTACACCACCAATAGTAATTGCGTCAGCTTCTAGTGTTCCATCTATATCTGCATCACCGCTTATATCTAAAGTAGCAGCGTCTAGTTCACCACTAATAGTAATGTTTCTACCACCAGTAATGTCTTTATTAGCGTCTGTGATAATAGCTTTACTTGCTATAACCGTACCGTTTGTAATACCATCTATAAGATTTATATCGGCTGCACTTGCTGTCACACCGTCTAAGATGTTAAGTTCAGCCGCAGTGCTTGTTACTCCATCTAATATGTTCAACTCTGCAGCAGTAGAAGTTACGCCATCTAAGATGTTAAGTTCAGAGGCTGTAGCTGTAACGCCATCTAATATGTTTAGTTCTGCAGTTGTTGCAGTTACCCCATCTATAAGATTTAGTTCTGTAGCTGTAGCTGTAACGCCATCAAGAATGTTAAGTTCAGCAGCAGTACTTGTAACTGTTGTACTATTTATAGATAATGCATCAGTTTCTAGTGTACCGTCAATGTCTACGTTTCCTGATATGTCTAAACTAGCTGCAGCAACTTCACCTGTAACTGTAGCACTATCTATGTAAACATCTTTAAAACGTAAACTGTTAGTACCTAAGTCTACATCTGAGTCAGTAACAGGAGCAATACTGCCATCGTTAAATGTAACTTGGTTAGTACCTGCATTGGCAACAGTAATTACGTCAGAGCCACTAAACGTAATACTAGTGTTTGTGTCTCCGTCACCAGATATAGAGTCAAGTTGAACTGCACCTACATTTGAAAGTGCCGCATCACCAAAGTCTACAGCACCTGCAACTGTTAGTGTTCCAGACACATCTACGTTACCATTAATGTCTATAGTAGTAGCAGCTATCTGTATTTCTGTATCAGCTACGAGATCTAGTTGACCGTCAGCAGATGAGTTAATGTATATAGCGGTATCACGAAACTGTATCTTTTCATTAGTAGCAATAAGTAAATCATCACTAAACTCAAAGTAGTCTTCATCTTCTTTCCAAATAATTACGCCATCATTACTACCAGCGTTCCAAGTTAATGTAATGTCACCAGTGTTTGTACCAAATACAATACCATCAGTTATTAGACCTGTAACTGGGCCTCCTTCACCTGCTGTACCATCGTGTGTGTGTCCTGTACTAGATGCAAAAGCAGCTAATATCTGGTCGAACTCATTGTTAAACAAATCTGAGTCGATAACATCGCCATCAGTGAATGTAGATTGTCTTGTGTATGTAGCACCCATTTAACGTCTCGCTCCTAATTGGTATTCTAACTGAAATCCTTTAAGTGAATAAGGCCTAGATTCACCGTTGTCATTTATTCTTAAAACTGTAGAGAAACCTGAACCTTCTACTGGCTGTCTTATAAGAGGTTGTGAAGGCCCCCCAAAAACAAATCTTACTGCAGTGTTTATTGTACTAAATAAAGCTGTTCCAAACTGAGAAGCTACATCTGTTGAACTAATAGAATAGGCTGGCGGTCTAGCAGAATCTGCATTTTCATTATCGTATCTTACTAATAAGTCTGCACTAATAGCTGACTCAGGTTTAAAGTTAAGAATAACTCTGTGCATATGTTTACGTATGCCGCTGTCTCCAAAACTTAAATCTGGGCTTCTGTATCTTCCTAGTATGGGTGTGCCATCTAAGGTATCACCTTTTTCTTGTCTGTGTACAAAACCTGCAGAATCCCCATGTAATACTAATACATCTCCTGCTCTTACTAGTGTATCTGTAACAATAGGTTTAAATCCTCTTATTTCTGAAAACTCATAACCTTGTGCTTTTTTAACACACACAACGCATCTTGTAATACTATCGGCTTGCCCATCTTTTGTAAAGAAAATTCTATACTGTGTCTTGTCAGCTATAACAACACTTTCAAATAAAGAAGAGTTAATAATGTTTGTATCAAAAAGACTCTGCACGTTACGACTTATTGTGCCAAGTTCTGTATCACCAATCCTTGCAGTAGCAGCAACAGTTCTAAGCCCATCTGCTGCAAGAAAAATTAAGTCTCCTGCAAATTCTTGTATTGTATCACCATTAAGGCAACCAATATTTCTAGTAACAGGAACCATTTGAAAGTCACTAGAAGTATTTCCTGTTAATTTAAATATTCTATTCTCACAGAATACAAACAATGTATCACGGAATACTTTTATTCCTGTAATAGTATCGTCTACTCTAATACTACCAGCCCCATCAGCAGAAGTAAAATCATCTTCATCAAAAGGCTTACTAAATATTAACTCTTCTGGTGTAGTAGATTTACCTGCGTAGAACATATGAGATTTAAAAGAAGCAACAAATTTAGAACCTACAACTGCAGTAGTAGTCACATCAGTAGCACTAAAGGAAGTATTAAAAACTACAGGTGCGTTAACACCATCAACAAAAATAATTTTTTCGTTGCCATCATAGTTAAACCTTTCGGTTCTATACTTTACTGCCCCTGTTCTTCCTGTATCTATTTCTGTCCACGCAGGAGAAACTGTTACATTAGCTAAGTGTTTACCTAGTGTACTTTGGCTATCACCAGATCGTGTGACACCAGTAAATTCATTTGGGGATGCTGTTAGACTAACTCCTGTGTAATCAAATGTTTCAGTAACACCCGTACTACCATCTTCAGTTGTAGCTCCAACAAGTGTTAAAGTACCACTTGTAGGAAAACCAGCAGCATTATCTACTTTAATTACACCAGAGCCAGACATTGTATCTGTTCGAGCGATAGCGATAGCTAACTCAGTAGAAGCAGCATACCATATCTTTTCACCTCTACACGCTATAACTACATTATTAAAGTTAGCCAGTCCTATTACGTTTTCGTTTGCACTAGAAGTTTGTGGTACAATTACATTAACGTATTTACGAAAGCCATTTATTCTTCTGTATCCACCCTCAATGTCAGGCTCAAAGTTTTCTAAAACTAACGCTTGCCCAGGCTCCATCTGAAACGTAGAACGATTCAAAACTAAACCACCCTCACAGGTAAAGGAGGCTGGTGAAACTTGGGAATTATCGGGCATTTAGTTTACTCTTAAAGAGGAGCTAAAACCACCTCTTGCATTATTAGGCATATATGTAGATCTAATATATTCATATTTATTAACTAACAGAGTTTGCATATTCTTTATACCCTGTTCAAATCTAGTAAAGTTTATGCCGTATTGCTGTACCTCTCCTCGATACTGATATACAAAAGCAGCGGCCCCATCAACAATAACTGTAGCAAAACGATCAGGAATAGTTGTAGTATCCCCGTGCGCTGTCATATCCGCAGGGAATGTAAAGTAATCAAACTTTACTACATAAGATTTAGTAGGGTATGGGTAAAATAAATAATTATTATCTAAGGTTCGTACAACATGTGTGGGTACGCCTCCGTCATCAAATTGAGTTACAACTACACCACTAGCGTGAGCAGCAGCAGTTGTGCTATTTGCACCACGAGTACATCCTGTAATGTCATTGCCGCTGATAGCAGTATAAGTAACTTCTTCGTTGCCTATATATACTTTACCAGAGGTGTCTAAACCAGTAGTTGATGTAAGTGTGAGAGTAGCAACCGAATCTGAATGTGAACCATTTAAGGTTGTAGATATAATTAAGTCTTCTTGATCTACGTGTTTATTAATATAATCATTGTAGTCAAGGATACCCAGTTTACCACCGCTATTGCCTAGTGTGTCATTAGCTACTATTCTAAATGTATTGTAGTCAACTACCTTAGTCGAAGTAGGTAACGCATACCTTACAACACCTGCAGTTAATGTTTTACTTTCAGTAGCGTGGTTAAATGGGTAATTAAATTCTCTTTGATTTATATATCGAACTGCTTCATTAATAGCAGTCTTAGCTTGTGTTTGTATTCCTCTAGCAGATGTAAAAGTAGAGGACGTTAGCTCTACTTCATTTAACCTTGCTAAAACTTTGTTCGTTAAAGTTAGATAAGTTTCTGCCATGTATATAATCTTTCACA